CCCATAATTAAAGCGTCTTTGAAACCTTGCTGAAAATGAATCTTCATATTTAGCTTAGTTATGTAGTGACGCATTAAAAGATTAGCTCTTTTTTCACGTATGTCTTGGTAATCAAAGTTTATGTAGTCAGCATACTTAGTAAGCTCTTGCTCTAAGTCTTCATCAGAAACTTCGGATTGAAGCATCTCCATAAGCCTTTCGTCAACTAGTTTTTTCTGATCTTCCTTTATTTTAGATAAGGTGTCAGGGTTTATGATGCTTACGCTCCAATCAAATTTTCTTCTCTTTTCCTCTCCAACAAGTACGTTGACTCTAGGAGTAACGATTGGGTAGTGCTGGATAGCATCGGGGATATAGTATTTTTCCATACCTCCTGGATTAAGAATTAACTTCATATCTCCTACATCTAACTTTCCGTTGTATAGGTTTAAGTTTATTCTTTTATGCTTTAGCTTTCTTCTTATGTTACTATTATTAAGGTAACTATTGCTGTCAGCCCAGTCTAAGTGGTCTCTTCTCCAGGCTTTACCTTTCTTCTTGTAAGTCAATTTTTGACTTGGGAAATTTTTCTTTGATGACATAGTCTTTATTTATTATTGTAAATTTACAAAATTATCTGTGTTTTTCTCTTTATATATTATAGCTAAATACCGAAATCTGCGTAATTAGGTTCTGTTCCTTTTTTTCTCATTGCGTTCTGCCAGTTAAGGTCTAAGAACTCATCGTTGTGATAGAAGTTATCTGTGTCTTGCAATTCTTGCTCCTCAAACTTAGTTGTGTACTTAGCTCTATCTTCTCTAAGTATCATTACCATATCCATAGCAGAAACCCTATCCGTGTTAATGTCAGGATTCCAGGCTATACATTCTTTTATGTAACCTATACTTCTAATCCTTCTTAGGTTAGGTATAGTCATAGTTGTAGTCTTTCCTGTGTCATCATCATACCTTTCTTCCTCATAAGGAGTAAGCATCCAGGTTCTCTGTAAAGTTTTACCTAGCTTGATTACATCTTTAGTTGTTCTAGTACCTTTTGCTCTATTACCAAACAAGTTAGCCTTAACAATGTCCATATCTCTAAGGATCTCTGGACTATCTGCTAACAAATGCAATGCATGATTATTACTAAAGTAAGAAAACAAACCTTTAAGGTTATTCTCGTAGTTAGCTTGTGCGTTATAAAACATTAACAGTCTTATGCATGTTTCGTAAAACTCATTAGCCAGTTGAGGTCTAGCAGTGTATTCTGCTACGATCTTATCTGTCCACAAGTCAAAAACTATTATTGATGCGAGCGAGCCTCCGATAGTATAATCATTATCAATAGGGTCAATGCCGGCAATATATCTATTATCGAATATGTTTCCATCTCTATCTTTGTTAGGCATTTCGTAGATTTCTATTGCACCACTAGATGATGATCCTCCTTTAACTTTGTAAGGAAACTCTCTAATAGGCTTGTCGTCTGTGTTACGCCATTTAGTAAAACCATTATCACCATAAACTATAGTACCTTGATAATGAGTATCTAAGAAAGAATCTAACTCTGGAGCTATATCTTCTAGGTAATCCCTAAGATCTGCTACAGGAAATGCAACACCCTCAGTACGCATAATTGCTTCTTGAGGAGTTATCGGTTCCTCTGCTTTTGTTTGCACAATTGTGTTAACATCAGAAGATCCGTATTTTACTTTAGTTCTTTTCTTATTTATTTCTATTAGTGCACCAATAACATCGCTGTTACCGTTCTTGTCCATCTTACCTCTGTAATTAAGATAAGTACCAAAGAAGAATGCACAGTTGTTTTTTCCGTTTGTGTTCTTGTCAAATACGTTAGGTATAGAGTGTATGTTGTAACCTGCTGAGTTATAGAAGATTTCTTCTAATCCTTCAAAGGCTCCACCCTCAACACCCCCAGTACCACCGGCCATCATAAATCCAAATGCAAATCCAGACTCCTCTACTGATGGTTGTGCAATTTTCCATGCGGTTAGGAAGTCATCAAACTTACCTGCTTCTTCCCATAGAACCAAAGATCCCCTTTTACCACGGGCTTTTTGTGCATCATTTTTAAGGGTAACACCCATTACTTCATTAAGCACACCTTTCTCTGTACCAGTTTTGTTATCCTTAAATCCCATTCTCCAGTGCATATCATTCAAGGAGTCCTTGAGTGATCTTGTCTTTGGCCATGGAGTATGTGTTGCACACCAATCGATTACAGACACAAATTTGTTTAACACCCCATCTTTAGTAAGGTATTCTTTTTCGTTGGCTATTGCAAAAGACTTAACTTTTTCCTTAGCTTTTTCTGAGTCACCCAACACAAAGTTTCTTCCTAGCATAGTGCTAGCTTTAACTGAGTATCCGCAACCCCTTCTCTTTAGGTTGGCTCCGTGCATACCTAATGATCTGCATTGTTCTACGTAATGAAAGAACCAGTAATCTGCATCGTATACATAGGCAAAGCCTTCTAACCTGTCAGCTTTCTTTGTTCCTTTAATTATCTCAGCTCTAAGCAGAGGTGCGTAATTTAACTGGAAATAAAAGTTTCCAGGTATCCACTCTCCATCACTTGGACGAATCATTCCTTCTCTGCATCTTCTAGCTTCTTCAGACCAGTATCTGTAATAGGTAGAGTTAGGATTCTTGTTAGGGTATATCTTTGTGTAGCAACCATGCTTTTCAAAATGTATTGCTGCAGGCCTAAAGAAATCCATGTCCTCTAGTATGTGAGGGTTAGTAAGATCTACAGCAATTCTCCCGTTAGGATCTAATGTTCTTGGTATTATGTCCGGATCATCACTAGTCTCTGGTACTAGCGGATTATCCCATCTATCTAAATCCTTAGCGAACTTACGCTTAGGGTCAGACAGGTTTTGTATAAACATGATAGAATCTATGCTGTCAAGTAAAGATTCTTTCTCTTCTCTTGGCATAGAGTCTAGCAATTCCTCCGTAATAGGAGTTTGTAACTTATTAAACTTCCTCATTACATTCCTAAATCAAACATACTAATATCCTTTGTCCCTGATTGAGCTTTTAGCGTTTTCTCTTTGACAACTTCTTTTTCTATTTCGTTTATGGCTCTAATCAGTTTAGGTATTTTTTCTACTGAACCAGTGATCTTTCCTATGTCGTGTATAGGCTTATTAGAACGCTCATCTCTTTCATTTAGGTTAATGTTATCTAAGAATTCAGATATCTTCTGTAACACAAGCCTAGTACTCTGCAGTAGCTTTGTACTGGTTGTTTCTGATAGTTTTTCATAGAACTTCATAGCTTGTATTAGTTCTTCTGATCTGCCATTAAAATCTTCTGGAAGTTGCAGTGCTTCTTTTATTGCCTGCATTCTCTCATCCACATTAAGTATGTGCATAAAATCACTTCTCTCATCTGCCATGTAGTACACGTAAGACATTATAAGGTTTGCTTGTATCTTGTCTTCACTCTTGTCCTCTTGCCATATTTTTTTAAATGGCTCTAGCATTAATGCTTGAGGACTATAAATCACCACATTATTTTCTATTTCAAATAAATTCATTCTTCTCCTTTTTTGCAATATATAAAAAAATAGCTCCACAAACAAGCGGAGCTATATCATAAGTGTGTGACACTTTTTATCTACAGTCTAAAATGTATTTTACATCTCTCTGTGTAACATGCAGATACTCAGTGCCTTCTATTAATTCTATTGGAAGTACATACTCGTAATCTTTGTTTACTTTCTGTGCCATAGTGTCACTTAGTTTTTTCTTAAAGTTTTCTAAGTTAATTACAACTTCCATTCCTTCTTCTAACTGATCAGCATGTGGACCACATCTTAGTACAGTCTGTCTATCAGAAAAATCCATCTCCATATCTGTATCACTACCCTTCCCAAAGGAAGCAGTAGGTAGATATATACCATTCTCTACTAGCTTGTTTCTTTTAGCAGTAAGAAAGATGCTAGCAAACATAGGCTGTACCTGGGGAGGTAGAGAAGTAACAGATTGTGATTTATCGTAAAGATCTTGTTTTATTTTGGTTTCTTCATTGATAATCTTTGTTGCATTTTCAACTAATCCGTCCGCACCTCTAGCACCCTTGTCTCTTTGGTTAAAGAAATCTATTACTCCAAGATCTCTAGCCTCGTTACTTTTTTGCTCCTGAAGTTTCTTTTCTACACTACTCATATTACTTAGTCATTTTTTTAACTGCCTCTGCTTTTGGCTCTACCTCTGCTTCTCTTAGCTTTGTGCTTACATCTTTCAATGCTTTTATTATTGCGTCAGCCTCGTCTAAATCAAATGTTCCTGATTTAATTGCTTTGTTTATTGCTTGAACTATTGTTTCCATATTTATTAAATTTAATTGTTATTACTTATTTTTATTCTTTTTCTTTTGTATTTCGTTGTAAAGAAAGTATGATGCGTAAAGCTTACCTATGGCTGGGATATTAAAGTTCTTTTTCTTTTTATCAAACTCTTCCCTTGTTAATCCATCTTCAAAAACTATCTCTTTAGATTTCTCCTGGATAAACTTAGTTGGAGAAGATATTATATCCTTTACCTCTTCTACAGTAAGCCCGTGCTTATCAGCTATTTCTTTTATTTTTATCTCGTGTGCTCTATTAAACCTCATTATTTTTTTACTTCAAAATTAAATATTAGTTTAAAGCCATCTTCAGTCATGTTAGGTATAAGGTTGTGATGTATTTTATTATCCTTTGTCAACACTCCTTTCTTTCTTAAAGATGTAAGAAGATTATTAAAAACCTTCTGGCTCATACTGCTTAACTCTGACCTTATCTTAGCCCTTGTCTCTGTAGAGAACAATATCATATCAACCATTTCTATATTAGGAATCTCTCTCGATAATTCGTATCTATAGTAAAGCATAAGGCTTAATGCCTCTACTTCTTTATTGCGAAGCTTGTGATAAGGCTTAAGAAACTCCAGCCAAAGTCTAAATATCGACTTTTTGTCTGTGTGTATTCTTTTTATGTTCATGTTCTGTCCTATCGGCATAATGCTTTATTTTGACTAATAGTTTATAATAATTCTTTTTTGAGTTACCGGTAATTGTTGTCTCTATGTGAAACATTGATTTTGCTAAGACCTCATTGATCTGATCTACTTCCGTATGCAGCTCTCCAGCCTTATCTTCAAAGTATTTTAAGTCTGAGCCCTCTTCTTCAATAACCTCAACATGTTTTTCATCGTTGTCTTTAAATCTTAGGAATAAACTCATACTATTTCTTTTTTGTTAAAAAATCTTCTCCGTATCTTTCTTTGTACATTTCTTGCCACTCAGAGATATGGACTTCTTCCATCTCTGTGTTACCACAAGGTACGCAGTAATCTACTGATCTTTCTTCTCCTGCCTGTGTAGATTCAAACTCTACTGACTTGATATTAATACTTAAACAAGTCTTGCAGTAACATACTGGTTCATTGTTGTAATCTTGCTTCTTTACTATTTCACTTAATTTGCTCATATCTTTAATTATTTCTGTGTCAAACACTGGAAAAGGTGCTAAATTATTATAGTACTCTCTTCTTTTTATTTCGTTTTTTAATTTATTAGAATTCATATTAATTTGTTTTATACCAATGCACATGATACGGTCAGCAATGTTCCTGATGCACTTACAGCACTTTCTAATGCTGTTCTTGTAACCTTTGCAGGATCCATAATACCTGCTTCAATCATTTCTACGTATTCATCTGTCTTTGCATTGTATCCTGTTCCTGTAGGTCTAGACATTATTCCTTCTAGCTTTACATCTGGACTTACTCCTGCATTTTTACAGATAGTCTCGAATGGTGCGGTTACTGCGTTCATTACGATTTGCATTCCTCTATCTACATCTGTTAGATTCTGTTCTGCTAAAGATAAACAATTTTTTGCATTTACCAAAGCAATTCCTCCACCAATTACAATACCTTCTTCAAGTGCTGCACTTACGGCCTCCTTTGCATCGTCTATACGATCTTTTAGTTCCTTCATCTCTACTTCGGATCTAGCTCCTACTTCGATTACGACTACTCCACCACCTAACTTCGCTTTACGTAAGTCTAACTGCTTCGCTACATAATCGGTTATTCCTTTCTTGTTTCTTGCTTGTTCTATTACGGCTAGTCTTTGCTCGATCTTTTCTTCGTTCATTGCCCCTCCCATAATGATTGTCGACATCTGTTCTACCTTTACAGCATTCGCACTTCCAAATAATTGTTCTACATACTCTTCCGTTACATCCTCTACTCTATCACTTGGCACTACTTCAGCACCCACAATAGCAGCAATATCCAATGCCATCTCTTTTCTTATGTCACCAAAACCAGGTGTCTTTATTGCACATATATTATGTCCACCTCTCATTTTATTCATTAACAATGTTGACAATGCGTTTCCACTAATGTCTTCCGCCATTACTAATAAAGGCTTACCTCTTTTTATTACAGGTTGCAGTATCGCCATTGCTTGTTCAGTTGTTGTTAACTTACCATCAACTACAAATATCATTGCATTCTGCATAGAAGACTCTACCTTATCCGGAGAGGTAGAGAAATAAGTAGACATCATACCACGATCAAATTGCAGTCCATCTACTTTATGTACAGTAGTTTCAAAGCCACTTCCAGCTTCTACACTTACAGCACCACTACTACCTACTTGTAAAAATGCATCAGCTACAATAGCTCCTACAATCTCATCATTGTTTGCAGATATAGTTGCTACGTGCTTTACCATTTCTGAATCGT